TTTCGTATTTCTTCTCTGTCATTGGCATCTACACCACCATGAACAAAGAATACTTTTCTATCACCAATATTCTTGGTTTCTCTTATCATATCATACAGGATTTGACCATGTTTGTCAACCATTTGATATAATATTAATGTATTATTGCCTAAGCTAACTGCAAGATTCTTAATAAATTTATTACGATTTTCATTTGCAATTAGATATTGTATTTCTTCTTGGTACGTCTTATCTTTTAACTGTAGGCACATTTCATCATCATGCTTCAGAACTAAACACTTAATTTCAAAATCTGAAACTTGATGTTTGTCAATTAACTCTCTTGTGGTAATTACTTTTTTGACTGAACCAAACAAACCTTCCAATACAAGTTTATGTGTTTTAGTACCATCTAATGTACCTGTAAGACCTATCCTATATTTAGCATTTATACAGGATGTAAGTATTGTAGTTAAAGACTGTGCCTTGAATAGATGTGCCTCATCACCAACGATATAATCAAATTGATGAAAGTATTCTTTTGGAAGTTTATACAGAGATTGCCATGTAGAAATGGTAAGTGGTTTGTCGGTATCTTTTTCTTTGCCTTGGTAGATACGATGAACATTGGTCATTTCGCCATTGTTGTAATCACCAAAGTCGGAGTATAATTGTTCAACCAAAGATGTGGTAGGAACTATTATGAGCCCTTTGAGATTTTGATATTGATGTAATTGACGGAAGATTAGATAGATGATAAGAGATTTACCAGAAGCCGTTGGTGATACCAACAACGCTCGGCGTTTTTGCATGGCATGAATGTAAGCATCTAACTGGTGTTCTCGTATTTCAATTGGTTCACCACGAGCATGAATGTTTAATGAATCAATAAATTTTTTGGCATGATATACTGAATACTCATCTTCAACATCAGGCCTTGGATCACCATAATCAAATGTATAACTTCTTTCATTACAAAATGTTTCAATGTATGGCAATAAACCAAGATAGATTTGATTCGTTTGTAAATTAAACATCCGAATTTTTCCATCCCAAATTCTATTACGATAGGCTGGAACAAATTGGTAACCAGGAACAAAAAAAGTAAAGTATTCCGATAACTCTTTTGTGATATGTTTTTCACAAGTTATCTTGGCATACACCTCATCTTTTTTTGATATGGTTAAATCATTCATTCTTTTTCATCAAACTTATAGAACCATGAATCTGGTGTACCGACACTCCATTTAGAAATGTTTTCTACTGAATAGATTTCTGTTGGTATTTTAAAATCAGGTGTTTTAACTACGGGCGGTACCAGTGATACATCATACCACAGGCAACGATTATTTGGTTGACAGGCAAATTGGCCATTGTCTAATTGAATAAAATTATATGATTTATGTTCTTGCACACCTTCTGAAAAACTAGTGTCGATACGATTAAAATCTGGTGCAGCAAAGTCAATTGTGAAAAGGTATTTACCAAAATGAAATGCACGGTCTTTACCAAAATATTTTACTTTAAGTCCTCGTAGATTTGATTTCTCAATTACCGCCATATCATATGATAGACAATCCCATATTTGTAGGTTATCTAACGGCAGATAATCATCTACAGGTTTCCAAACATATGCAGAGATGGGTAGTTTATCAAACAATGCACCGTAATCGGTTAACATACACTCAATACGGAATGCCTGGCCTTTGATGGCCTTGGCAGTAATCCATACACAAGGTTCTAATTCACCATGACCTTTTTCATGGTTATAAAGAAACTCTTTACGAACAAAACATTTAACAGGAGGTACATTTGCAACCAGAAAAGACACTATTGGCCTCCTATGAATTTTTCCCAAGAGATAAAATCTCTAAGTTGCCAGGTTCTTTGTTTCAGTTCATTCATCACAGATTCCAAAACTGATACACATTCTTCATGGTATACTTTTTTCTCTAACATCTTAATCAAATCATCATCACCTTCTAAGTAGGCACCAATATCCGATTTCAATACAAACTGAAATGGTTGCCAACCACGAGTTTCTAATTCTTCTTGGTCTAATCTGCCATTATAATAATCAATCTTTACTTTACGCAAACGCAAGTAATCAAAGTGAGCCTTTTTGGCCGCAATCTTGTGTTTAGTTAAAATGGAGAGATATTTGTTGTGTAGAATAGGAATACGAAGCAGTTCTTTACCAGGTTCCGTCTGGTCCATTTCTGCATCTTTTTCCCAATACTTTAATACTTGTTCTAGATTTTCCATAATATTTTCAATAGTTTAACACCAATTATATATTGTAACACAAGCCGTGTTAAATGGCAAGACTTTGTGTTACTTAAACTGGTAAAAATTTAAACTGGTCAAAGACGAAAGTGGCATCAGCCGTAATCATATCATCAGCTGATTGTTTTGTGTCAAAGAAGATATCCGATAGAGATACCGGAAACATATTGGTAAATTCTACCCGAAGTATTGGATTGTTTAAAGCACTTAATACTGTTAATGTGGCATCAGAATATTGTTGTTTGTTACTTGACATATTGTTATATTGATTTTGTAAAGCGGTCTTTAAATTCCGTTCTTCAGTACCGTCTGGTGATGCAAAGGAACGAAACCAATCGTGTAGTTCAATCCATGATGTAGCATTCTCGTTTACCAAAAAATTCATACTGAAATTGTTGTATAATATCTGATTACCAGGCGAGTATACAGTCACGCTTGGAAAGTTGATTGGGGCCTGTCCTACGCTGACTCCGGGTATGTTTACCGACTGGCAGAACCATGTCGTGTCAGGTATCCTACTGAAAGTCATTAGAAACTTTGTAGGTTGTAGATAGTTGGTGTTTTCGGGGGTTCTAGTTAATACATTCATACAAGTATTTAGGTCATAAAAAAAGAGACCACCGAAGTGGTCTCTTTAAAGGTCCTTCTTAACGAGGACTTTTTGATTACATCAAGTTTTTCACACCAAAAATACGATAGTATTTGTTTGTGCGAGCATTCAAACCACCAGAACCAGCGCCTAGACCTTCTGCGAATGGGTTTGATACCATTCCGTAACGGGTCTTGAAGCCAATCTTTGGTTGGAAGGTATACTGGTCTACAGCACGAACCATTTGGAGAGGAACGTATGGGCAATAGAACAGACCAGCATCGTATGGGCTAGAACCCTTATAACCGATGGTGACCAATTCTTGGTTGCTTGTGTAACCACCAAAATATGGGTCAATGTAAACCTTAATACGACCGTGTAACAAACCAGCAAATGTGTTGCCTGTGTCATCTACTTGCAAGTCAGCTTGGAGAGCAGGTGTATACTGAAGAACACCAGCCATTGCCATAGCAGAAGCAACGTCAGAAGAAACAATTAACACGTTACCTTTTCCTCTACGAGTTTGCTTAGCAATTACGTTAGCATCACGCTCGATTTGGAAAATTAGACCTTTGAAACGCTCAACTGACCAACGGCCGTTAGAGTCTGTATCTAAGTCAAAGAAACCTGCTGTTGTTGTACCATACTGAGCACCTGGAACGGCAACAGTATAGATGGTACGGATAACTTCACGGTTGATTTCAGCGAGAACTTCTGTAGACAGAATGTTAGACAATTCTGTTTCAGCATCAAGACCATGAATTGCTTTCAAGTCTTGTGCGAGTTCTAAAGAATACTCAGCTTTCAATGCACGGGATTGAGCAGTTACAGTAACTTTCTCAATAGAGAATGCCATCTGTGCAAATGCTGTGTTGCCGTCAGAACCAAGATACTCAGCAGTAGCTGTTGGCAATGCAATACCAGTTGTATAACTGTTAGCAGCCAAAGTTGCGGACACAACAGGGTTTGTACCTGTATCGGTTGCAGTTGTACCGGCGAAACCGTATGGGTTACCAGCAGAACCTTTACCAGAGAACATTGTATTAGCTTCGTTATAGAAAGCTTCAGAACCTGTTTGGTCAACATACTTAGCACGCATTGCAAAAATCAAACCGGTAGGACCAGTCATTGGCTGAACGCCAGCAACGTCATAAGCGATTAAATTTGGTAGAGCACGGCGAACCAAAGAAATCAAGATTGGGTCAAAGTTTTGAACACCACCAGTTACGTTTGTAGGACCTGGATCAGCTTCGTTCAAAGCAATGCGGTCTTGACGCATAGCTTGTTGTTGGTTTTCCAAAACAAGTGCTGTAACAGCTTTCTTGTATGGGTCTTTGATGGCTTCTAATTCTGGATGCTCCAGAACAGGTTGCCATTTCTTTTGTAGTTCTTCTGTCAAATACATTTTTTATTCCTTTTTGTTGTATTTTACTTCATAGTTTGTGAAATGGTTTTTGCATAGATATTAATGGAAGGATCATCAGAGATTATTTTCTCTTTCTTTTCTTCTTCTACTAATACTTCGTCTAAAGCAGATGAATCAGCAACTTTAACATCAGCTTTGAAATATGATTCTTTCAATGTTGATAGTTTGGTAGCAAATTCTTCATCAGTAGTAAACTCCACACCTTCTGCAAGTGACTTCAGTTTTTCTACTTGAGTCTGCGTAAGGCCTTCACAAGCTGCGTAAATAGCCTCAAACTTTTTGTGCTCATTGAGTTCTTTCTTCATCTCAATGGCAGATTTGATTTGTTCGTTGTAAGCTTCTTCAAGTTCTTCAACTTTAGAAGTGAGTTCTTCAACAACATCTACCTTGTCGGCAGGAATGTCAATGTAATGCTCTTCAAACAAA